GCACCAGAGAAGATCAGCGGATCAACAAGCTTCGAGCTGTCCCCAAGGGGAGCAATCGTGTTGATGTTTCCGCTAGAGGCGTCGAACAGCGTCGGGTATGTACCGTTGCCGTTCGCAGTCGGGCGAGTCGGCTTGTTCGTCGCCTGAAAGTTGAGAGTCATGTCAACCTTCTCACCGAACGCGCAAGCAAACTGCAGAGACTCAACTTTACATCCCGTAACAGCTTCTACAATCGTCGCGCTGGCAAGCTTGTCAGACCGCTCTACTGTGAAGCTGGGAAGTGTGTTGGCATCACTAAAGACGTGAGTCTTGGTAGTACCAGACCCCGTCGTTGTCACCGCCCCAAAGGTGCCAAGAAGGGCAAGCCCTAGCACACCTACCGGGTACGTGGGGCCGCTCATATTGACCGTTGGGCGGAACGGACCGTCGAGAGTGACCATAGACTGGCGCGAGCCGCGAATTTCACGGAAGTCGATAAACTCCTTTGCGGGATCGATTTCCGCTTCTTCGGCGGGAAACAGCTTGTAATTAGTCACTGTAGTTCGGGCGGGAGCCGTACCTGTGGTAGACTCCTTACCGACTACTACATAACCTGTAGATGCAAGAGCCATAATTTACCCTCCCTTAGTAGAAGATCGGGCGATCAGTGCTGTCCACCGTCTTGGACGGCATTCTGCTGATCATCTTCGAGAACATCGAACCACCCTGAATATCGGAGGTGGCGGTGCTGTAGAGCGGAGTTGTCGTACCGCGCTCACGGAACTTACCGAACTTGGCGCTCGGGGAGTAGATAACCTTGAACTCAATGTCTGACTCGATAACCTCACCAGCGGTGAACGGAATCGAAGCACGGGAGACCTTGAGGCGCGGCCAGTAGAAGTAGAGGCCGTGGAACGAGTTATCCTCGGTACCTGTGGTGCTACCAGCATCCGCGACCGTGTCTGAACCCAGCCACAGCTCAAGATAAATGTCTGTGCCTTCCATCATCTTCTGATAGAGGTCAAGGCTTTCGAACACAGCAGTACCGCTAAGCGTACACTCAACGCCGCCCTCGAACATCGTGTAGGCGTCATTAACCGGCGTGATGTTGAAACCATCGCCGACAATACCCGCGCGGAGAGTTTCCTGCCGCTCAAGCGTGTTGCTCATCTGCCAACTTAGTGTCTTAAGGCGAACCGCTGAGCCCGTGTCAAGATTATCAATCTTAATACCAGCGCGGTTGAAGTACAGCGGTGTAATGTCGTACTGCTCAAACTTGTTGGTGACCCAATTCTCTCCCTGACCCGGGTAGAAAATTCTGTTAGCGCTGTTGACATTCAGCGGGTCAGTTGTACCTGAAGTGAAGGCGCTGCGAGCAGTGCTAGTCGCTAAGGTCGCAGGCTTCTTGGTGGCTTGGAAGTTGACAGTCATGTCAACCTTCTCACCGAAGTTCGCGGTAAACTCAACTGACTCAACCTTGCATCCAGACAGCTGCTCAACAATGGTAGCAGAGCCATCGCGACCGTCAGACCGCTCAAGCGTGAAGCTAGGAAGCGTTGAACCGTCAAAGAACGCGACCTCTGTAGCTATAGCGGCATCGTCGTCGTCAGGGTAGACATTAGTGCTGCCCGCCCCGTCGTAGTCGTAGTTGTAGAGGTAGTTGGCACCAGTAGCAGTAGTACCCTGCGTCTTATTGACGACCTTGGCCTCACCGAACGCACCGTAAAGGAACTGCGCAAGGGCAGCCCCCGGGTAAACCGCACCACGAATCATCGCCGTCGGCTGGAACGCGCCGTCGAGCGTGGTGTACGCCTGACGCGAGCCGCGAATTTCCTGAAAGTCGATGAACTGCTTCTCAGGAGAGAACTCGACTTCCTCGACCGGGTAGGACCAGTACACAGGGTANTTAGTCTCTACTGTACCGTTACGAGCAGCCGGTGTCCCTAAAGTAGATTCTTTAGCAAACGCGAAATAACCGCGAGAAGATACAGGCATGTTATTTTCCTTTCACGCACAAAACTATAAACGCATCACCTGAACCTTGACTTCGAATTCGATGGCCGCCGCTCGAATCGCATTAGTACCACGCTGCATCCAGTCCCACTGAACACTAGGTACTTTGCTTGTCAATACGTTGCCACCGAGAGTCATCGCCACGTCTTGGGCGAGGAAGGTTCTAATTTTATCGACAAGCTGAACCATGACTCGTTCACCAATAGCTTCAGCAGGCATCGCTTCGAAAAATGGTGTCATGTTAACCATAACAATCACATTTACCGTAAGCATACGAATTTCTGCCATTGGGTTACGACCTTCGTCGAGCACATCACTAGAGGGTACAATCGCAACAACGCGGCGCTGTTCACCACGGTTTGATTGAAACGCCTTCGGAGGGTAGATACCTACGTCACCGTAGTACACCTGACTGATATCATCTGGAAACTGACGGAGCAGCGCATTTCCAACTACATCAATCAGATTATCCATTGTAAAATCAGCCATAGTTACTTCCCTGACATAGTAACTGAAACGAACTTTTTAAGATGTTTTCGAACAATTTCTGCAATCTTCGTGCGGTCTTGAGGACGAATACCATAAACCCGCCTAGCAGGAATGGTAATGTTATTAAAATAACCCGCTCGATTTGTTCCAAACTGATGTACAAGAAGAACACCACCCTTGACGTTCTCGAAGTTCCAGCTAATACCGTTTCCGCTAAAATCTGGCTCATTCGCAACGTCAAGAAACTCTCTATACATCTCTCCCGTTTCAAACAACTTTTTATTAGTTGTTTTACGCGCCAGAGTGTACGAAGAGAGGGGTGGCCAAGGCCCATACATAGTCCCTTGCAGATTAAAGTTACGAACCCACTGTTGCCGCATATATCGTGCGACTTCTTCTCGCATATCATCGAAGTAGGGGTTACCGCCCTTAAAGGTTCGCAGCTTTTTTGCTCGTTTAATAATCTCTCGAAGATCGTTATCGTCGAAGTCTATATTAAAAGAAATCACAGCCCAACCGCCGTGCGTGAGTAGCGATACGGCTTGAGCATGTACTTAACCTGATCGCTGAGATACAGAATACCGGGAGCCTTGGAATCACCAGCACCGTAAACTTCAAGATCTTGATACGCAAGAACCACAGTTTGAAGAATTACTGCGCCCTTAATGTCTTGAGGAATAACTGGNTAGCCCGCTGTGTACACAACCTCTACCTCGAACTCCTTAATGTTATCGGCGAATGATGTAATAAATCCCTGTGCTGTGCGAATCTCAAATGAATTCAGTGCCAGCGTCTCCCAAACATCGGTATAATGTCTGCGCCGTTTTATAGTCGTTACCGTCTGAATTGGACGCTCTCGTAAGAACAGAGTCTTGCCTGAGGGGCGATGCAACTCAGTGTAGGTGTTGACAGTTAAGTTGCGGTCGAGGAAGCTCTCCACGTAGTCCTCTGCTTGAGCGATTACGTCAGAGATTCGTCCTTCGATTTGGTCAGCAACTTGAGCGTAGCGAGAAGTTCGAAACTCCTGCTCGGTAATTAGGCGCGGTGTCGCCACTGCATACCTCCTTACTCATCGGCAGCAGCCTTAGCGGCCCGCTTCGGCGCAGGCTTAGGGGCGTCGTCCTCCTCGATCCGCTCCCAGCCACGGCGCAGCAGTGCGTCGATGTCCAACTCATCGTCGGTCTCGACAATACCGTTGCGGACTGGCAACGAACGGTGGTAAAGATGCTCTTCCCACTCCGCTTCAGTGCCGCCGTACAGATATCTAAACTTTGCCATAATGGCCTCCATGAACGGGTCGAGGGGACCGAACGTCCCCTCACCCAGCAATTAGTTAGAATAAATTAGGAAGCCTTCACCTTGAGGAGCTTGGCGTGGTAGCGCGAAGTACCCTCAACGGCGAGCGTGCAGTACATCTTGAGCATGAAGTCGCGCGAGTCCTTGGTCTTGGCCAGTTCCTCGAACGTCACGTTCTGGTTGATGGGCATGACAACCCAGCGCATGTCAGGGAAGACAATGGTGTTTGTCAGACCCGTGATGCCCGTGTCCACGCGAACAATCGGAAGATCGTTGTAGGTCGGGACGCGGAAACCACCAGCGATCTCCGTGCGATCCACAAAGCGCTGCTGAGCCTGCAGAAGCGACCAAACGCGACGGCCCATCGCCCGGTTAAGGATGATGTGCGTCGGGTACTCTGTCGGGATGTCAAGGGTCTCGTCAAGGTGAGCAAGCGTCAGAAGCGTGGGATCCGCCTGACCAGTACCCGTACCAACGTTAAGCGAGTTGGTGATCTGCTTGATCAGACCGTCGAACTCTGAGGCCGTGACAGAGGAGTCGCCTGAAATAATGGTCTGCTCCAGCTTCCGAACCAGCGCGTCAGCGTGAAGCTCAATCTCAAGCTGGTAGGCATCGAGCAGCGAGGCAGAAGCAGCAATCATCGGCCCGGTAACTTCACCGCGCGTGTAGATGTACTTCATCGCAACCGACGGCTTGGCGTAAGTGCCCTCAGAAGCCGACGGAAGGCTGCCGCCATCGGTACCGAACGCAGCCGACGGCAGCGCGGTGATCGAGCGGTAGATGTACGAGTTGGTCGGCCAATCCCGCTTCGGGGTCTCGGCGTACAGCGGCGAGGCGGTCTCAACAAACTTGCGAAGACCAGCGCTTACGACCTCAGGAATAAGCTGAGTACCGGCAGCTGAAATATCAAGAGCCTTGCGCAGATCCATGTCCTGCGAAACATTTTGTGTAGTAATCTCGTCCATGTTGATTCTCCTTATATACAATAAAAGTTAACAGTCAAATTACATGCCCTTGAACGCGAGTTCAAGTGCCTTGCGGATCGCCTCACGACCACCCGTCTCATCAATCTCGCGAGCCGCCTTTTCCGCAAAGGGCAGGTCGTCGTACTTGTTCTTCATAACAGCGTAAGACTTATCTACAGGCTCATTCTCAAGTCGATCTAGTCGCGCAATGACCGGCTCAAGAGCCGCCAGAACCGCCGACTTGATAATATTTGTCTGTAGGCAAGACCCATCGCACTGCCCGCCACACGAGCAGTTGCTGCTAACCGACTTCCCAACCTCTTCGGCAACTTCCGCAACAACTTCGGCTTCAGTGCTCTTGGTAAGGGCGTCCTGAACCACGGTGAGTTGTTCCGCAAGCTTTTCTACCGACTCGCTTAGAGCATTGACCCGATCACCAAGGTTCGTTAGATCGGCCTTAGTCACGCTGTCGTTTTCTACAACTTCAGCGTCTACCAGCTCTTCTGACTTCTCGGTTTCCTCGACCGCCGGGGCAGTCTCCTCAGCTTCAGCCTTGGCGACTTCCGTAATCTCAGCGGGTTGCTCTTCAGTAATGATGTCTTGTGTCTTTACTTCTTCTTCCATTTGCGTATTCTCCTTCTGTGATCTTTCAACGTCATCTTCATCGTCGTCTTCTGGGTCTTCACCCTCTGCTAAGTCTTCGGCAAGATCACGAGACCAGCTAAAACCGGCATCGCCACCCCAAAGATCCCACGCCACCCGACCGGGAGACGGAAAACCTTCTTCGCCTTCAGAAAACCCTTCGGCTTCCTTGTCTACTTCATGACGACTAAAGAAGCTGTACATTCGTTTGACGGTATCAGCACTCAGACTATCACCGTTAGCGATTTGATTCGCACGGGTCAGTCCAATTCGAGTACCACCAGCTCTACCCTCTTCCTTCCAGTCCAA